GATCAACAATCCGGGCGCGGCCGGCGCGATTTCGATCACGGCGCGCAAGGGAGTGTTCCTCTACGCGACCGATGGCTCGGTTGGCGCGGCGCAAGTCGGGCTCGTCTGCTTCGCGCTCGACGACAACAACGTGACGGCGACCGATCGCGCCAGCGGCGCCAGCGTCCAGCAATACGCGGCGGCCGGAGTCGTGGTCGCGATCGATCCAAGCGGCCAGGTGTGGGTGGATTTCTGGCATCAAGCGACCGTAGCCGCGTGAAAATGACGCTCAGCCGAAAACAGAAGACGAGGAAGAATTAGATGGAAATCAGTGGAGCGAATCTGACCGCATTGTTCACCGGCTTCGACGTCGTCTTCCAGCGCGGGTTCGAGAAGCCGCCGTCATACTACGAGCAAATCACCAGCGTCGTGCGTTCGGCGTCGCGCCAGACTACCTATCCGTGGCTCGGACGCACTACCAAGTTCCGCGAGTGGCTGGGCGACAGAGTAATCCAGGCGCTCGAGACGCATGAATACACAATAGTCAATCGGAACTTCGAGGACACGGTCGCCATCGATCGCAACGATATCGAAGACGATACCTACGGTGCGTACGAGCCGATCATCGAGCAGCTCGGATGGGACACCAAGGTGCATCCGGACATGCTGCTGTTCGCGATGGTCAAGGACGCGGTGGCGAATCCAGGCAACGTCGTCGGCTTCGACGGCGTGCCGTTCTTCTCGTCGAGTCATCCAGTCGGCCTGATGGGCCAGGCCGGGACTCCGGCGGCGAATATCAACTCGAGCGGATCGGGTGCGTACTGGTACCTGATCGACGCGTCGCGGGTGATTCGCCCGTTCATCTTTCAGCTGCGACGCGAATACGCAGTGACGCGAATGACCAATGTCGCGGACGAAGCGGTCTTCAACCGGCGCGAGTTCCGTTACGGCGTCGATGGGCGCGCCAACACCGGCGTCGGGCTCTGGCAGCTGGCATACGCGAGCAACACCGATCTGAGCAATCCGACCAACTACGGCGCCGCGCGCGCGGCGATGCGAGCGTTCAAGACCGACGCGGGGCAGCCGTTTGGCGCGCTGTCGAGCCGCAGCGGCGTGTACCTGCTGGTGCCGCCGACGCTCGAAGAAGTCGCGCGTCAATTGCTGAACTCAGAGTTCATGGCCGGCGCCGGCGCGAGCGCGAACGTGGCGACGTCGAACATCTGGCGCAATAGCGCGGACCTCATCGTCAGCGAGTTCCTGGCCTAAAGGCGCAGCGATGGAAGTGAAGCACTTGGAGCGGCGTAACGCGGGTCCCCCTCCTGCCCGCAGCATCGCCGTGCGTGGCCACTCTCCGCGGGCGCGGGCAATCTGCCTGACGCCCGCGGAGAGACCAGTCGGTCGAATAGTCACTTCCGATGCGATGAGGTTACGACAGTGAGTTACGCAACCGCGCAAGACGTCATCAATCGATATCCGAATCGAGACCTTGTTCAACTGACTAATGAAGATCCTGCGGCGACAACGGTAAACACTACACCGATCACCCAGGCGCTTGCCGACGCTTCCGCGGAAATCGACGGATATATAGAGGGGCGCTTCACGCTTCCGCTGGCGGATCCGCCGGCCGTTCTTAACCGCCTCACGACCGACATCGCGATGTACCGGCTGCAAACGCTGCGACCGCTGCACGACCTTGAAGATGCGCGCAAGCGTTACGAAGACGCGGTCGCGATGTTAACTAAAGTCGCGGCCGGCGAGCTCACGCTCGGCCTGTCGGCAGACGGCAATGAACCGCCGGTGGCAGCGGGGACAGTCGAAGCCGTGCAAGGTCCGGATCGCGTTTTCGACCGCAGCAAGCTGAGGGGCTACTGAGATGGGCGTGATGCTCGACGGGCCGTGGAACGGCGTGGTGTTTTCGCCGCCGACGGCGATCGATATCGCGACGATCGAAGACGCGATCGTGAATCAACTGCGTTCGCAAATCAGCTCGATCGAAATCGCGCACTATCCGGACAGTCCCGAGACCTGGCGCATGACGCATCGCGTGGGCGCGGCGCTGGTGATGTACAAGGGCGCGCAATACGGCGAGCTGCGCGACACCGCGGCGGTCATCCAGGAACGCAGACTCGAGTTCGAGATTGCGGTGATGATGCGCGACCTGGGATGGGCGGTCGGTGGCGATGCGTCGGGGCCAAGTCCGGGAGCCTACGCGATCATCGAAAGCATTCGTGCGGCGCTGACCGGATATCAGATTGCGGGCTGCCGCAAGATGTACCCATTGCGTGAAAAATTCCTGAAGCGAGACAAGCAGGGCGGCGTGTGGACGTACGCGTCGACGTTCGCGCTAAGCACGGTGGCCGTCGAAGGCGTGCCGCCGGAAGATTTCCCGCTCTTCATCAAGGGCATCGCGCTCGAAGAAGGCGAAGAGACATCCCTCACGGTGGGTGCGGCGGCATACACGTTCAATTCGAACCTGCAGGTTCAGCTACCGCACGGCAATGTCTTCGCAGTGAGCATCACGGGTCCAGGGGGCGCGGGGCTGGTCCAGGGAACAGACTTCTCGGTGAATCGGGCCGACGGAATCGTCACGGCGGTTTCAGGCGGAGCAATTTCCGCGAACGAGACGGTGCAAATAGCATACGCCTACGCCGAAGTGGCTATTGCGACGGTCGGCCAGAGCGAGCCGACTAACTAGCCCGGAAACCGGAAATAGTAATTCGATCGAACTGAGTAACAGGTGATACATGCCAGCCAGTTTCTTGCACGGAATTGAGGTTATCGAAGTACCAAACGGGCCGGTTCCCGTCACTGTCGTCAAGTCCGCGGTGATCGGACTGGTGGGAACGGCGCCCGCGTGGGCAGTGGCGGCGCCGTCAGTCGCGGCGGCGGTAAATACTCCTACGCTGGTGTCGTCGGCGCTGGACGCAGCGAAGTTCGGGCCGCTGGTTCGCGGATACTCGATTCCGTACGCGCTCGCAGCGGTCCAGGCGCAGGGAGCGGGGCAGGCGATCGTAGTCAACGTGTTCGATCCGGGCCGACATTTTACGGCGATAGCGGCGACTGCGTTTACTTTTAGTGCGCAGGGAGCAATCAACCTCGGGCACATGGGCGTGTCGAGTGTACTAGTCACTAGTAATCCTGCAGGTACTACATATGTGGCGGGCACTGACTATACGCTCGATGCGGTGAATGGCGCGATTACGATCGTGCCGACGGGATCGGGCGGGCACATCGTCGCCGGCGCCAGCGTGTTGATCGCGTTCAACTATGCCGATCCGTCGAAGGTGGTCGACGCCGACGTGATTGGGGCAGTAACCGGCGGCGTGTACACCGGATCGCAGGCTTTTCAAACGACGTATGGTACGTTTGGATTTTTCCCGAAGATAATAATCGCACCCGGCTACTCGCAGGACGTAACCGTTGCGACCGCGCTGGACGCGATAGCGACCAAAATTCGCGCGATCGCGCTGGTCGATTCGCCGCCGGCCACCTCGGCGGCGGCCGCGATAACGAATCGCAATGTTGCGGGCAATGGTTTCGCAACGTCGAGCAGCCGAACGGTGCTCTGCTACCCGCAAGAGACGTTTTACGACACGGGGATCGTGCCGACCGGGGTGACGCTTAACGCGTCCGGCACGCCGCTGACGTCGCAATTCAACGCGAACGCGGTAGCGCCGTATTCGCAGTGGGTGGCAGGAGCAATGGCGGCGAAGGACATGGCGCGGGGCTACTGGTGGTCGCCGTCCAACACGCAGGTCAATGGAATGCTTGGACCCGACGTTCAGCTTTACGCGTCGATTCTGGACGCGTCGTCAGACGTGAACAACCTGAATGCGGCGGGAATCGTGACGGTGTTCAACGCGTTCGGCACGGGACTCCTGGTCTGGGGAAACCGGAGCGCGGCGTATCCGTCGACGACCGCACCGGCGAATTTTATTTCGGTGCGGCGGACGATGGACGTGATCGAGGAATCGGTGGAACTTGCGATGCTCCAGTTTATCGACCAGCCGATTTCGAACGCGCTGATCGACGCAATCCTGGCCAGTGCGAATGCGTTCATCAGATCGCTCATTCAGCGCGGAGCACTGGTGGCCGGCGCAGCGAGCTTCAACCCCGCGGAGAATCCCGGCGCCCAGATCGCGGCCGGGCAGCTGGTCTTCGACATCGACGTGATGCCTCCGCCACCCGCCGAAAGAATCACCTTCGAGGCATTCATCGATGTGGCGCTGCTGCAGCAACTCGGGCAGACGAGCCCGATAACCGTAGCGGCGGGTGCGACGGCGTAAACTCTTCCGGACCCAGAGGGACAGGATGAATATCCAGATCAACTCACTGACTAATGCGAATATATACATCGACGGCGTCGGCCTGCTGGGTCGCGCCGAAGAGATCGAAATCGCAAACCCGAAGCACAAAATGATCGACTACAAGGGTTTGGGGATGGCCGGGACGGCCGAGTTGTGGGCAGGAGTAGAAAAGCTCGAGTCGAAGATCAAGTGGTCTTCGTTTGACGCGGACACCCTCACGCTGTCATCCAGTCCGTTCAAAACACATTCGTTCCAGGCGCGGGGAAACCTGGAGCAATACACCAGCCAGGGCCGAACTGCGCAGCTGCCGGTCGTATATTTGATGACCGGAGTCTTCAAGGATGCCGGCAGTCCCGCGTTTCGGCAGCATCAGATGGTCGAAACGACCTCGGTAGTCAGTATCTATCACTGCGAGCTATTCGTCGCGGGAGTCCAAATATACTTGTACGACGTATTCGCCAATATCTACGTGGTTGGTGGCGTCGATCAACTGAGTACTTTCAGATCGAATCTTGGCGGCTGAGTGAGTATAGCAGTGAAGCCGCGAGACGGGAGCGATGACTAATGAAGACCGACGACGAAATCACGGTAAATGGAGTACGGGTTGGCGGCGCGGAAGCGAAAGAGACGCAGGAAACCCGCAATATCGAGCTGCCTTCGGGTGCGTGCGCGGAGGTGCGAAAAGGTCGCGGACGCGATCTGATGCGGGCGCAACGAGCGGCGTCGGGCGGAGACTCGAGCGCGGTGGTGTTTGCGTTGATCGCGGAACTGACTCTCCTGGACGGGCGCAAGATGGTGTACGAAGACGTACTCGAGATGGATCTCGCGGACGTGATGGTGCTGCAGGCCGAGGTGATCGGCGAAAATTTCGACCGCCCTCCGCAGCGAGCTTCGCAGGCCTCGTTCAGTCCGGACTATCAGTCCAGGAGCTGAGCGAGATGGACTTTGCGGAGCTGTCGTACTGGCTCGACGCGATGACGGAATACGAGCAGACGCGCGTCGAACGCGGCGGAGGGAGCGACTCGTGAGTAGTAATGTCAGTGACTATCGAAAAAAGCGTGAAGTATGAATCACGCGAGACGGTGAGACGATGGGAGTGAGACTTTTCGTAGGTAATCTGAGTTTTTCGCTTGGCGACGGCGACTTGCGTGAGGCATTTGCCGAGATTGGCGGCGTGGCGCGCGCCGAGGTGGTGCGCGATCGTTTTGACGGGCGCTCGCGCGGCTTTGGTTTCGTCGAGATGGCCAACGAGGACGATGCCGCGGTAGCGGTGCGAGCGATGAATGGAAAGGAACTGGCAGGACGTCCGCTGCGAGTCGAGGTGGCAACTTCTCAGCGCCGTCCATTCGATCGTAACGCCGCGCGAGCCTAGTCGATCCGCGCAGGCATCGAAGCGAATCATTGTATGTCGAGACAACCCAGGACACTCAGCGGATCCGAGTCAGCGCGCGCGTTTGGCGCTTTGGAGCGAATGGCGGGTGTCGTCCGAGAAAGCAGTCGCGCGGCAGTGGCGGGCCGTCGTCTGCAGCTTCCCGAGCACGTTTCATTCGCGAAGCACAGTCGTGGCCTTGACGCCGGATCGCACATCGACAGAAGGATTCCTAGCGCCAGCTCCCAGAGCCGAACTGACGGCAAGCGAGAGCGGATGAGTATCGGGCGATTGTTCCGGAACGTCGCTTCGCTGGCCAGGTCGATGCGTGCCGTCACGCAAGCAACTGACGGTGCGAGAAACAACAAAGCGGCGAGGCGATTGGCTACCGCGATGGCGGCGTTGATCAGGGCCGAACATTCCGCGCTAACGGGAAGAGCGGGGCGAGCTTTTTCCAGCGCGAACCAACGCGCGATGCTGCCGTTCGTCGCGAGCGCGCAATTGACGCGTCGATCGCAACCAGGCCTTGAAGCGGAACGAGTGGCGCGGGCGGGAACCGGCTTCTTCGCGAGCGCTCGCGTGCCTTCGTCGTTTCACGGATTGACTGCGCCATCGAGTGTCGCGCGGCGCGAGTTTGCGGAGCCATCGGGCAACGCCACGGGTCCGAACAGCAGCCTCGAGCGTGCGAGGATCACTATCAACTCTTCGCCGACGGTGGTGATCAACACGCAGGCGGCGGGCGGCGATGTACAGCGCGATGTGATTGGAGCACTGCGGGCGCATCGCGAAGAACTGTTCGATCAATTGAAACGAGAATCAGCGCGGCGCGAGCGCGCGCAGTTCTGAGGAGTTGTCACTTGTTCGCAGTGTTGGGCGAAATTCAGTTCGAAGTCGTTGGCTCACCGGAGGGTTACGAATCAGCCGGTGCGTACGGTTTCGACGAACAGCGGGTAGTTGAGAGCAAGCCGCGGCTGCAATGGGTCGGCGACGAACTCGAGCGGCTGAGTTTCGAGTTGATGTGGCATTCGTCGTTCACGAATCCCGCGGCGCAGCTGGCATTGTTGCGCGCGACGGCGGCGCAGCATCAGGCGTTGCCGCTGGTCTTCGGCAATGGAGGATTTCGCGGATTTTTCGTTATCGAATCGATCAAAATGAAATCGCAACAACTGTCGGCGGGCGGCACGCCGATCGCGATCCGAGTCGCGCTCGCGCTCAAGGAGTGGGCCGCTGATTCGCTGATCCTCCCCAGCGCCGCGCCCGTCAGCCTGTTTTCACTGCTTGGAATCACGACGGGGTCAAAGGGAAGCGCCGGCGGCAGCGCGGGCGGATTTGCGCCTGGCGTGTCGGCTTTGCTGAGTATCCCGGTCGCGACCGGAGCAGAAGGCCCCAATCTGGCAGCGCAGGACGTGCCTGCCGCGGTCATAGTGAGGAGCGCGGCACGATGACGCCCACCGGTCAATTCATACTTCACGTAACGACGAGCGGTGAACGGTGGGACCTGCTGGCCTGGCGGTACTATGGCGACGCGACTGACTATTCGCCGATCATAGTAGCTAATCCAAATGTCCCCATCGGACCGGGGTTCGATGCCGGCATATCGATCGCCGTGCCGATCTTGCAGAAGAGCGCCGTGGTGACGACCGACTTGCCGCCCTGGAAATTGCCCCAGGCTACGAGCGCGTAATGGCAGCTGCAATCGCATCGTACTCAGTTCGGTCGCCGCAATGGATACTCAGTTACCTGGGCGTGAATATCACGGCCGATGTATCGCATATGGTCGTTGCCATCAGGTATGTGGACCGGCTTGACGGTGCATCGGGCGAGTTGGAGGTGGAGCTGGAGGATTCGGCGAAGCGATGGCAGGGCCCGTGGTATCCGACGCTCGGCGACATCGTCAGGCTGCAAATCGGCTACCGCGGCGAGTTACTGCTGGACTGCGGCGAATTTCAGATCGACGAACTGGAGCTCGATGGTCCACCCGACGTGATGAGACTGCGCTGCCTGGCCGCCTACATCACGCCGGCGATGCGCACAGCGAATACCGTGGCGTACGAGAACATGGGTATCCTGGAAATCGCGGCGCAGGTCGCGGCCAAGTACGGGTTGAAGATGGTGGTGGCGTCATCCGAGTCGGAGAGCGATGTCGTGTTCGCGCGCGTGACGCAGCGACGTCAGACGGATTTGGAATTTTTGAAACGCCTCGCGAGAGAGCACGACTTCGATTTCACAGTGCGCGCGGGGCAATTGATCTTTTATGAGCGGCCAACGCTCGAGTCTGTGCCGGCGGTGTTGGCGATTACGCGATCAGACACTGTTCGATTCTCATTTCGTAACCGGACGCGGCGAATTTACGACGACGCCGTATTTTCCTACTTCGATCCGGACACGAAGCACCTGATTACTCAGTCGGTGTCCGCGGATTCGCCGACGCCTACCGGCGACACACTCAAGATCGTTGCCCGCTGCGAGAACGCGAAGCAGGCGGGGGTGAAGGCCGAAGCGCTGCTTCATTTGCATAATATGGTGTCGGTGGACGCGTCGCTGGAAGGTCCCGGGAATGCGGTGCTGGTCGCGGGAAACAACATACAGCTGATCGGATGGGGCGCGCTGGATGGAAAGTATTTAGTCGAGACCGCGCAGCATCATCTGACGCGAGCGACGGGATATACAACCTCAATTGCAGCGCGGCGGGTCAACGCATGAATGACATAATCGAGTACCGTGAGCGATTTGCCTCGCTGAATCCCACGTTCCGGGTCGGAATCGTGCAGGCGCAGGACACGGCGCGCGCGAAGGTGCGCGTGGTGTTCCCGGATTACGACGAAATGATCAGCTGGTGGCTGCCGATCGTGTTTTTCAAGACGCAGAACGACAAGGCGTACTGGATTCCCGACATCGGCGAGCAGGTCGTATGCCTGATGGATCTGCGCGACGAAGCGGGCGCGGTGCTCGGCGCGATATATTCGAGCGCCGACACGCCGCCGGTGAACAGCGCCGACAAGTTCCATCTCGCTTTCAAAGACGGCGCGCGATTCGACTACGATCGCGCCCTGCACATTCTCGATCTCCTTTTCGAAGACAGCATGGAAATCAAGTACGACGCTCGCACGCATCTGCTTGATCTGAGGTTCCAGGACCAGGCCGAGCTCAGCTACGACGGCAGCGACCATGCTCTGACTATGAACCTGCCCAACGGTGCGGTGTTCAATCTCACTGCCAACGGCGCGCAGATTCAGATCGACTCGAGCGGCAACGTCATCATCACGAGTGCGGGACAGATACAGCTCGGAGCGGGCCTGTTAGCGGGCGTCGCGCGGCTGGGCGATCAAGTCCAGGTGGGCGAGGCGATTGGAACGATTGTGACGGCAAGCAGCGGCGTGCTGGCGGGATGACGATGCCGGCGGGAGCAATCACACTGGCGGACATCACATCGGCCGACTGGTCGCTGGCTCTAGGAGCCATCGGCGACGTGGTGCAGGGAATCGCCGACGTCGAGCAATGCCTCGGAATAATCGTGACGACACCGCGCGGAAGCGATCCGCTGCGGCCGACTTTTGGTGCGGATATCTGGCGGTACATCGATTTTCCGATCAACCTGGCGCTGCCGGCGATCGTGAGCGAACTCACCACGGCCATCACAACGTGGGAGCCGCGCGTAAATCTCGTTTCGGTCACCGTGCAGCCGGTCAACGATGTGAGCACGCAATCGGGCGCGCATCTCGACGTGACGCTGACCTGGCAGCTGAAGCTGGGCGTCGCCGCGGCGCCGGTCCGGACTACGACCGTGACAATCGCCGGAGCGACGGTCTAGTGAAGGCGCGTCAACGGCAATGAAAGGATGAGTTGATGGGTGCAGGAATTCCGTCGCTGCCGCCGCCGGTGTTCGTCAACGATGCGGACGGGCTCGATCCAAATCTGATCCTTGCCGACATGATTGCCGAGTTCGAGGCAGCGTCCGGTCGAAAGCTGCAACCGGCGCAGGTCGAGCGCCTGCTGATCAATCTGTATGCGTACCGGGAATCGCTGGTGCGCAACGCGATCCAGTATGCGGGCGAGCAGAACCTGCTCGCGTTCGCGTCGTTCCCGATGCTCGACTATCTCGGTCAACTGCTGAGCGTCACGCGCCTGGCGGCGCAGCCGGCACTGACGACGCTCCAGTTCACGCTGACCAACGCGCTGACGGTGCCGTTCACGATTTCCGCCGGGACGCTGGTCGGCACCAACGACGGGCTGTTGGCGTTCGCGACCAGCGCGGCGATCATTGTTGCGGCCGGTGCAACGACCGCCAGCGTCGCAGCGGCAGCGACGGCTCCAGGAGCGGCTGGGAATGGATACCTGGCAGGACAGGTGACGGTCCAGCT